TTTTGGTGATGAAGATTCCCCATTGGATAGCTTTAGCACCGCTGCTGTAGCGTAGAACCCAATAACCAAGCACCCGCAAGCCGTATGACTGCAGGCAAAAAACTTCACACGAAGTTCGCCTGTCGGGATCGCTCGGCCTGCAGAAAGGCAAATCAGCGCACTAACGCGCAACTAGCGAGGAAACAAAAGATGGCACGTTCGATTATGGAAGTCGCATTTCTCGGCGTTCAGAAAACCGAGGTCGAAGGCACCCGTTACGTGAAGCTGTTCTACGGCGACGAACCGGACGGCAAGACCGAGCACGGCCTCTCCATCATTGCGATGGGCGTGGTCGAGGAAGCGATCGATGAAGTCTTCGCCTCCTGCGCCAGCCTGGCGCCGCTGGAGACTATCCGCATCACCTTCGACGTGGCTCGGGGCGGTAAGAACCTCGGCAAGAATCTCGCTCTGCACATCGAGCCGGCCAAGCCCCGCGAACAGCCCCAGCGCCCGACTCAGCAACCGAACCAGACCGCCAAGCCAGCCGCACCGGCTGACGCCGCCAAGTCCTGATTAGAGGGCGGCTCCGATGGTTCGCATCTTCTGCAATCACTGCCAAGCCTGCGCCCCGGCGCGTGACTGGCAACTGATTCAGGCATGCCCGCGCTGCCGGAGCCCCCTGTGAATTTCCTCGCGTGTGAGGGCGCCTGGAGCGTCGGTGCCGGTGGTGAACCCATCTGCACCGGGACTCTGGTCAGCCTCACCCAAGAGGAGATGCAGGCCCTTTCCGGGTCTGCCCTGACCTGGGACCAAGTGACCGAGCTGCAAGGCGAAGTAATCACCCTGTTCGCGTTGGTGTTCGGCTTCCTGGCCCTGAAAAAAGTACTCAAGAGGTAATGACCGATGAAACAACACCTGCAAACCCTGAAACGCTCCCTCGGTGCCACCGCTGCTCTCGGCGTGATGGCCATTCAACAAGCCCATGCCGCCGTGCCGGCTGGCGCGACTACCGCCCTGTCCGAGGCCGGTACCGACGTCGGCACCATCGGCTGGGCCGTGTTCGGTGTGCTGGTGGCCGCTGCGGCCTTCAAGTACATGCGTCGCGCCCTGTAAGCCTGCTCGTCACGTCCCGTGCCGGGCAAGAACAACCCCGCTCCGGCGGGGTTTTCTTATCCAGCTGGAAGTACCCGCCATGTCTCAAGAATGGTTTGTTCTGATCATCTACTGCGTTGCGATGGCCGCGCTGTTCTTCGGGCGGGTGTGAGCATGCGCCGCCTGATCCTGTTGCTGGTGTTGCTCTCGTCCTCGGCACTGGCCGATGACCCCAAATACGCCTATCCGCAGCACCCCACGGTGTTCTACAAGAGCATTGAAGACGGCTGCCGCGATCTGGCCCATGCGTCGGTGGGCGACGGCTGGTCCATCAATGCCTTTTCCAGGGTCTACAACGGCAAGACCTGCGTTTACATCGCGACCCGTAATACCTCCGGCGAGCAGTTTCCCGATGTGACCGGCAATAGCCCGGTGCAGGTCGGCACCTGCGAGACCGGCAAATCTGTCAGCTGGTCCCTGGCCCGCCCTGACCTGAACGGCCTCGGCACTATCGAAAACGTCTGCCGGGAAGGCTGCCGCGTTCCGCTGGCCACCTCGGAGTGTGTGCCCGTGGCTGAGGGCGCTACCACGGGTATCTGTTACGGCGTTGCCAACCAAGATGGCACCGCCTGCAGCGCTGGCGATTATCCGTCCGGCAGTGATCCGATGCCTGATCCTACGGACCCGACTGACCCTACCGATCCGACAGACCCCACGGACCCGACTGATCCCACGGACCCGACCGACCCTACCGATCCGACAGACCCCACTGACCCAACCGATCCCACCGATCCCACCGATCCGGGCAATCCAGGCGGCGGCGACAACGGCGGTGGAGACACTGGCGGTGGTGATAACGGCGGCGGTGATGGCGGCGACGGCGATGGTCCCGGTGGGAATGCCGCCAGCGGCCTGGGCTGCAATGAAACCCTGTCGTGTTCCGGTGATTCGATTTCCTGCTCGATCCTCAACCTTCAAAAGCAGTCGCGCTGTGAGGGTCTTGTAAACGGCGATTTCGACGACCAGAGAGACGATATCGAAGGCTTTCTCGGCTCCGAGAAATTCAAGCCCGAACAGGACGAGGAAATCAGCATTTCCAACCTGTTCAAAGAGGGCACCCGCTTTCTCCCCACTGGCTGCCCGCAGCCCAAGAGCATGGCCCTCACCACCAACGGTGGCCGCTCGTTCCAGCTCAGTTACGAGCCGCTGTGCCAGTTCGCCAGTGACCTTTCCTACCTGATCGTCGGCGCTGCTGCGGTCTTCTACGCCCTGTATGTGGGCCGTGCTGTTGGAGGTGCGTGATGCCTTTCTGGCTTTGGGCTGTACAGCTGATTTTCTTGATCATCCAGCCGCTGGTTAACTTCCTGTTTCGCTTGATCGGCTTCGGATTCATCACCTACGTGGGCTACAACGCGCTGCTCGATGTGGTCACGAATTACATTATCTCGCGCATGGGCTCCAGCTCCGTGGCCATCCAGCAGATCCTCGGCACAGCCAAGATCGATGTGGCGATCAACATCTTCCTGGCGGCCGTCACCACTCGCCTGGTGCTGGCTGGGTTGGATCGGGCGCAGGATCGCCGCCGTGCTCAGGTCTGGCGCAAGCCGGGCGGAACCTCCATCGAGGCATAAGGAGGCCGCCCCATGCTCTATATCCGCACTGGTAAACCCGGCCACGGTAAGACCCTCAACACCATCCGCGAAGTGGATGCTAAAGCCTTTGAAGAAGGTCGCCCGGTCTACTTTCACAACATCAACGGCCTGAAACCTGAGCTGCTTAAAGCCAGCTGGTTTCACTTCGAAGACCCGGAAAAGTGGTTCGAGCTGCCCAAGGACTCCATCATCGTGGTGGACGAGGCCCAAGGCTGGTTTGGCGCCCGCGATACCCGTGCCCGGCCCCCTGAGCACATCACCCGCTTCGAAACCATGCGCCATCAGGGCCACGAGGTGCACCTCGTCACCCAGGACCCGCGCTATATCGACGTGCATCTACGCCGCCTGTGCAATGGCCACGTGCACTACTGGCGCGTCTTCAAATCCCAGCAGCTGCTCCGCTTCGAATCCGATTCGGTGATCGAAAAGGTCGAGCTCAAAAGCAGCTTCAAGGATGCCGACAAGAAAACCGTTCGCCTGGATAAGAAGTTCTTCGGCGTCTACACCAGCGCCAACGCCAAACACCACTTTCAGACCAAGCTGCCAACCAAGTTCCTGCTCGCCATCGCCTTGATCGGCAGCGCCGTATTTCTGGTCTATCGCGCCTATGAGCGCTACGAACAGGGCAAGGTGCCAGCTCCCGTCGAGCAAGGCGCGCCCGAGGTAGATAAGGGCATTGTCGATCAGGTGAAGGGCTCGGTCGGCTCCCTGATCGCACCGGCAACCACTGGCGGCAGCAGCAAAGAGCCGATCAGCGTCGAGAAATACATAGCGCTCCGCACCCCGCGGATACCTGATGTACCCAGCTCGGCCCCGCTGTACGACGAACTCACCCAGCCCAAGACCTACCCCAAGCTCTCCTGTGTGATGAGTTCGGACGAGGGGTACATCGAGCGCAACAAGCATCGTTACCGGGTCGTCAGGACCGCCAATCGCGCCTCGATCTGCGAGTGCTACACCCAGCAAGGCACGTGGTACCAGACCTCGTATTCCTTCTGCCTGAACACGGTCAAGCACGGCTATTTCGATGCTGCCGTTGCCGATCGGGGCAGCGAGCAGGACCGTATGGCCAGCGATCGCACGCCACCCCCACCGGAACCCCCTCAGCAAGGCCAGCAGCCGGCCCAACCCGGAACCACCGTGACCCGAGTCACCTACGAGAAAGGGCGCTTCCTGTGGTGAGCCGCGCCTGCTCCTGGGCGCCTTTTCGCGCATGCGCGAGGGACGAGCGCGGCGCAAAAGGCGCGCGCGGGACGTGCCTGTAACACGTCAGATAAACAGTTCTAAACAGCACGCAAAGTCTAACAATCTAGAAAAGGGAATCTCATGAAGTTGGTTGATCATCATCGCCTTGATCCCATCACTGGCCTTGAAGACAGCAATGGTCTGCTTTTTGTCGATCCTGACTCCGCAGAGCTGACCGACCTCACTGGCGTTCGGCTCCTACGCTGTGGCGTTGATACCGTTCGCCAGCTCTATAGGGGTCTGATTCGACCCCAAGTTCTGGAGCTGTTTGAAAACCCCGGCTCCATCGTCAATTTCGCTGGCCAGCGCTGGCACTCCGGTCGCGTCGGTCGTGACTCCGGTTACCAGTACAAGCTCCAAAATGCCGACCTGGGCTTCGTCCTGCTGGTGAAGAACTTCAACGCCAAGCTAGACGCCATCGGTCCCCATCTGAAAATCGAAGTGTCACCCCATGCCATCGAAGCGCTGAGCCCCGAGCGCCTACAGGCCCGGCTCGACTATTACGCCTCCGAGGTCCTGAGCAACGTCGAGCTAAACCAGTGTGCCGTCCACCTCGCTCTAGATGTGCAGGGTTGGACACCCCCGGCTGATCTGGTCGCACGCATGCATTGCCGTGCGCGTAACCATCGGGACATTTCGGGCATCAACCAGATTGAATGGGCGATGAAGTCCAGCGTCTACGGACGTGGCGAAACCTCCATGTTTGGCTCTGCCAATGGTCTTCAACTCTGCATCTACAACAAGACAGAACAAGCCCGAGCCACTGACAAACTCGACTATTGGGAAGGCGTCTGGCGTCGTCGTGACAGCTTCGACGATAGCGACCCTGCCAACTACAACCCCGAGCAAGACGTATGGCGAATCGAGCTGCGCTATCACCATTCGATCATCCAGCAATTCGCCAGCGGCTCAATCGATATGCAGACCGGCGCCACCCTGGATACGTCCTCCTTTGCTGCCTTCGTCGGCCATCTAGACGGCCTGTGGCGCTATGGCATGTGCCAGTTCAAGCTCCTATCCCGCCCTGGCGTTTTTGAGCCGTTCTGGACCCTGATCCGTGACGATGTTCGGGTAGACGTTCCGGTTGATTCCCTGCTCGACGACACTGACTATCGGCGCTACCACAAGACCTCTCGCGGCTTCTCCGGCAAGAACGTGGAGCTGTTCCTGGGAAACTTCGTCAGCCTGCTGGCAAGGGAACGAGTAGGCGCAAAACAAGCCTTCAAGCGCCTCACTGAATGGGAATGCTGGCCAGTGATCCGCGACCACTATGCCGCCAAGGATATGGGCGAGCGTGACCTATACAAGCACATCAAAGCCTTGCTTGAAGAACGTCATATTCGCTGGGGTCGTGCTGTATGACAGCAAAGAAACAACCAGACGGAACGTGGTCAGTCGATTTCTACGTCGATGGTCGCGGCAGTCAACGGGTTCGCCGGGGTGGTTTCCCAACCAAAGCCCATGCGCTCCGGTTTGAGCGTGATTTCGTATCGTCGCCCTCCCCTGCCATCGAGCGTTTTAGTGATCTTGTTGATCGTTGGTATCAGGTCCACGGCGTCACCCTGAAAAACGGTGCCCGCCGCTATAAGGCTCTCCAGCAGATCACCGAGCGACTGAGGAACCCCCGCGCTTGCGACTTCACTGCCGCTACTTGGTCCAGCTACCGGACCGAGCGTCTCAAGACGGCCTCACCGTCCACGATCAATATCGAACACATTTACGTTTCGTCGGTGTTCACTGAGCTAGCCCGCCAGGGTCATTACCACGGCACGAATCCTTTGCATGGCATGCGTCGGTTCCGTGTCGATCAAAAAGCACTGGCGTTCCTGTCGTTCGATCAGATTCAGCAGCTCCTGGCCGAGCTGGCCAAGTCGCACAATCCCTACGTTCTGATAATCGCCAAGATCGCGCTTGCCACTGGGGCCCGATGGTCAGAGGCTGAGCGTCTACGCCGTTCGCAGCTGCTAAGTGATCGTATTGTCTATACGGCGACCAAGAGCGGCCGCAATAGGACGGTGCCGATTGATCCGGCGTTGATGGCAGAGGCTTTGTCTGTAGCGCTTCCGACTGAGCGCCTATTCGGCCCTGCCCGTGGGGCCTTTGAGACTGCTTATGCTCGCTGCGGCTTCAAGACTCCTGGTCAGCTCACCCACATCCTGCGCCATACCTTCGCGTCTCACTTCGTCATGGCTGGCGGCGACCTTCGCACCCTGAAAGACATTCTCGGCCATGCAGATATCACTACCACGATGATCTACGCGCATCTTGCGCCTGAGCATTTGGATAAGGCCCTGACCCTCAACCCACTTTCGCTTTCATCATCGTTCGGCAGCACGATCAGAGGTAGCCCTTACTAAGGGCTACCAACGATCAAGCCAGATTAGGTACTTATTTAATCTCCAGTGCGCTCTGAATTTGATCTGCGTAAGTCGAGAGTCTGTTTAGCTCCACGTCGAGATGATTGCCGTTTGCAGAAGCCGCTCCAACCCGAACCGCTATCAGTTCAAGGGCCGCCGCGACAGCAATCGCCCGTTGAGTCAGCGGGTGCACATCCTTGTATGCATGAGCACCAGCGGTGGATATTGATTTGAATGCTTCAGACATGCCGCTCTCCTTGCTTGTAGGTGTCCCCTAGAAATACTGATATCTAAGCTCACATGCAAGCTCCCTCCCGGTAGTCATGGCGTAGGCAATTTGTAGGCACTCTCTGCCTCTTTCACGCCCTGCCCTCCCGAATTTAGGGGCTTCCGTCAAAGCACTGTGACTTGCCGTTATAATCGCGGGTCTATTGCTGACCCCGCGCACCTGCGGAGCACGTGGCCCCGGTGGGGCAATCCGAGTAGCCGAACAACGAGAACATGATGGGCGAATTCGATTCCATCCGACCTTACGCCGACCACGAAGTCCCCGCCGTACTGGCGCGCCTGTTGAGCGACGACACCTTCCTCGGCACCCTGACTCGCTTCCGTTTCCCGCGCCTGGCCGGGCCATTCGGCTGGTTGCTCAAACCTCTTATAGCCCATCTGCTGCGGCGCGAGACGGCCGATATCGCCTCGGTGGATGCCCTGCAGGCGCGCATCGAGCCCTATATCGACCGCACCGTGGAGCGCGCCACCGACGGCATCAGCTTCTCCGGCATCGAGCACCTGAAGGCGGGCACGCCCTACCTGTTCCTGGCCAACCACCGCGACATCGTGATGGACCCGGCCTTCGTCAACTACGCGGTGTTCCACGCCGGGCTGCCGACCCCGCGCATCGCCATCGGCGACAACCTGCTGCAGCGCCCCTTCGTCAGCGACCTGATGCGCCTGAACAAGAGCTTCATCGTGCACCGCAGCATTACCGGGCGGCGCGAGAAGCTGGCGGCCTTCCAGTTGCTGTCGGCCTATATCAACCACTCGATCCGCGAGGAAGGCCAGTCGATCTGGATCGCCCAGGCCGAAGGCCGGGCCAAAGACGGCGACGACCGTACCGATTCGGCGATCCTCAAGATGTTCCACATGAGCCGCAAGGACGAGCCGTTCGCCGAGGCGCTGGCGGCGCTGAACCTGGTGCCGGTGTCGATCAGCTACGAGTACGACC